TCATAATGCTTCAAAATAATCCTCTATATCGCCTAATCTTATAAATGTATTTTCTTTAATTGTTTTGGCACCTATCATTCCGGATGCTATGCTATTCTCATCTGTCATGTTTTGCAATAAAGCTGCAATTGATTTAACAAAATACGCGCCGCTGCATTTTATGTTTGATATATTTTCTTTTTCCGATACCGCAATTACTCTATCGCCAATTAAATTCAAAGAGCCATATTTATTCTTATCGCTTTCAAAAACAAATATTGTATCTTCTTGGAAATCAATTTCTTGGTCTAATAAAGGAATAATATCACAATCAATAATTAAACAATCTATTTCATTTTCAATCTCTTTTAAAGTTTCTTTGCGGCTTTTTGTTTTTTTGTTTCCAATAACAATTGCCTGCGGATATAAATCTAAAATATAATTTATAATTCTATGCCCTTTATAGTACAACAAATGTTTATCATGCGGACTGATGCCTTTCATGCGCGTTCCATTGCCGCCAATTGTTATAAAGACTTTCATTTTAGCTTATTTTTTTCTTCTTTTAGTTTTTCAATAATAACGCCGCCGATATACATTTTCTGTTCGCGCCAAAATTTTATCAATGCCTGCGCTTCTTCATAATGTTCTGCTTCAAATTCAATCTGAATAGCTTTTTTAACTCCATCCGCCATATCTGAAATCAAATTATCTAATCCGCCATCTGCATCATCTAATAAACTATAATCTACATCGGCCGGCTGCTGCCATAAATCTAATCCGGATGCATCTATTAATTCGCTATCCCAATTGTTTGCAAGAATGTCATAATCCCAATCTCCAAATGAAACATTATCCGTAATTACAAATCTATCAATCTGCTCTTGGCTTAATTCGCTAACTAAAATAATTGGAACTTCTTTTAAACCTGCTTCTTGACATGCGCGGTATCTTTGATTGCCGCCAAGAATTAACATTACATGATAAACAACAATGAGCCAAAGCATTAACATCTCCAGAAATTCTATTATACTTTTTAAAAGTTTTTTGTATTAGTAATCTTTAATTACTCTTGGATTGCTTGGATTGATTTTTAATTTATCAATCTTTACCATTTTAATTGGCATTGGTTTAATTTCCATACTTGTTTATTTTAAATGCTATGTATTCTTTGCCTTTACTAACTATTTTTTTAATAATATAAAGTTCATAAATCTGTTTATCATCAAATCTATATCTTTTTTGTAAAATATCCAAAAAAGGTTTAACCGGATTGTCAATATCTTTGGCTGCATTGCTAAATCCAAATTCAATTTCTATGCTCAATGCGCCTGCCGGCACCGCCATTGCAGGTAAAAGATAAAGC